AGAATCCTGACGTTCGCCAGCCAGCAAGACCCCGCGCAGTGGTTCCAGCGGTGGAGAGGGGGAGCCAATGGTAATAAGTGATCCGCTGGTACTGACCAACGTGGCGACGTGCTCGGCCATTGTTTTGAGGCTGATGCTGTTCCGCAAGCCCGGTGCTCGTCACCGCTGGTGGGCATCGTGGCTGGCATATCTGATTATTCTGGCGTATGCCTCTGTGCCGTTCCGCTACGCCTTCGACTTTTACGTCCACACTCACTGGGCGTCGGTCATCATCAACTTAATCATCTGCGCCGCCGTGTTCCGTGCCCGGGGCAACGTGGCGCGCCTTTTCCATGTACTGAGGCCCGAATGAACCAACAACAATTTCAGCACGCGGCTGGTTTAAGCGCCGGCTTAGCTGCGCGCTGGTTCCCGCACATTGATGCGGCGATGCGCGAATACGGCATCACTGCGCCGGTCGATCAGGCAATGTTCATTGCGCAGGTCGGCCATGAAAGCACCGGCTTTACCACGCTGGTGGAGAGTTTCAACTACAGCATCGCAGGGCTGAATGGCTTTATCCGGGCTGGCCGGTTAACTCAGGATCAGGCCAACATGCTGGGCCGCCGCACGTATGAAAAGGTGCTGCCCCTTGAGCGTCAGCGCGCGATCGCCAATCTGGTTTACAGCAAGCGCCTCGGTAATTACGCCCCGGGTGATGGCTGGAAATATCGCGGACGCGGCCTCATCCAGATCACCGGGCTCGAGAATTTCCACGATTGCGGCGCCGCGCTGAAACTCGACCTTGTGAACTCGCCGGAACTGCTTTCCGAAGACGCCACCGCAGCGCGCTCTGCAGCATGGTTCTATACCAGCAAAGGCTGCCTGAAATATCCGGGCGATGTGCTTCGAGTCACGCAGATTATTAACGGTGGGCAGAACGGGCTGGAAGACAGACAGGCCCGCTATGCGGCAGCGCGCCGGGTGCTCTGATGGTTGCGCTATGGGCTTTTGTCCGGGCATGGTGGAAGCCGCTACTCTTCCTGGCCGTTGTTGGATTCGCGTTTTATTACCGGGCCTCGCTCACAAAAGCAGAGGCATCTTTAACCAAAGTTAATCGTGAATTAAAACTGGCTAAAGATGACATTGAGGATATGCAGCGCCGTCAGCGCGACGTAGCGGCTCTTGATGCGAAATATACGAAGGACTTAGCGGATGCTCAGAAAAATATTGCTCAGCTTGAGCGCGATGTGGCTGCTGGCCGTAAGCGGTTGCAGCTTAACGCCACCTGCCCCGCGAACGGAGCGCCCAGCACCACCCGCGTGGATGATGGCCCCGGCCCCCGACTTACTGACGCCGCTGAACGGGATTATTTCAAACTCAGAGAGCGAATCGAAACTGCTACAAAACAATTGAATGGCCTGCAAACCTACTTACGTGAACAGTGTTTGAACTGACCTAGAGGTAAATATGATTTGGTTAACAAAATCGTATTTAGATGTGTTTCCTATATCCATTTAACATTACCTGTCACGTCGCAAATTTATTAAACCGCCATTTGGTTGTCACAATGCTGGTTTTCGAGCTGATCTGATGGTTGTTGTAGTTATTCGCATTTTAAAGTAAGTAGTGTGTGTGGTAATTGGCAAAATGTATACGGCAGGATCCCCTCGTTGCCGAATGAGCATATGCTAAAGTTATTTGCCTGTTATATCTGGATATAACAGGCAAGGCTTATTGGTTTTTGCTCTTATAAAAGACATAATGTCCAGCTATTCTTTTATATTGAGCACGTTTAGGCGCCATACTGTGGTTGGCTGGGTTACTTTCTCTTTTGTAGTCAGAATCATTTACATGCTCTAGCAAACCATCAAAACGAGGCTCAAAGGTTTTGTCGCTATTTATTTCATTGATTTTCTTCATTATAAGAGCTGTTGCGTCTTGCTTTGATAATGATGAGCAAGCTTGATGCACTTCAAGTAACAGCGAGATTATTTTGCTTTTGGGTGATAGTGATCGATAGGCTTTCTTATTATCCTCAAGTGCTATTTCGAGCCTTTTTATTTCTTCACTTTTTTCATCAATCTCTATGTCCTTATCGGAGGCTTTACATACAACTCTATACGTAGTAAAGAGACCGCTAAAAAAAGCACCAAAAAGATAAGCAATAATAGACAGCTTATCACCATAGTCTGTAGATGCATTAGGATAATACTTTTTAATTAAAATAAGGCAAGCTGTGGGGACACCTACAGCCAACGTCGACGCAAACCATCCAATAATAAATATACCTAAGTCACTTTGTTTTTTCTTTTTGTTAGGATTTGCCATTTTCTTTAATCTCATCATTTATTGTTTCGAAAACTTTAATGGCAGACTTTATCAGATCAAGTGACAAGCTAATTCTGGCTTTTAAAAGATCTTTGTTAAGTACATCTTTAACTCTTATTATCTCTTCACGAACAAAAAGAAAATGGCTTTTTTCTTCATCTGAAATTATTGCTTTTGTTCCTACAGCAAAAGTATTAAAATCATTTACAAGATCTTTTATTGGCTTATTAAAATGCATTTCCTCTAAAGAAACTGGATTCGAAGTGTTGATTACAATGTATTCTTCAGATATGTTTTTTATCATCATGAAAAATTGTTCGTCTTTATTTTCGAATCTCATTACCTTAGTATCATCGTCGAGACTTTCTTCATCAGTAATTTTGACAATATCTATCTTTTTAATTGTTGCTATTAAATCTTTGATTTGTTTGTTCACTTTTTATCCTTTAAGTATGCGACTGATTAAACTATAGAGCTAGTTGACAAGGATTTTATAAATTTCGTATAGGTAAGTATAGTGTTTTATTTATACAAAAAACATTATCCTTTAAAATTCAATATGTTGAGGTTGGGTTATGCCTGTTGCTATATATCGAGCTTGTCGTAAACGTGGTTGTCCAGGAAAAACCACTCATCGCTCAGGTTTTTGTGAAGCGCATAGTAGCGAAGGATGGCTGCAATATCATCGCGGGTTAAATAGGCACCAGCGTGGCTATGGTAGTAAGTGGGATATCATTCGTGTTCGTATCCTTAGCCGTGACAGGCACATCTGCCAAGAATGTCTGCGCAATGGCAGGCCGCGCCCGGCTGAAACCGTCGACCATATCATCCCGAAAGCTCATGGCGGCACAGACAACGACAGCAACCTTCAGGCGCTGTGCTGGCCCTGCCATAAACGTAAAACCGGCAGAGAAAATACCAAAAATTGATAGTTTTCTTTTTTTAGTAAATGAACAACGATTCTCCTTAATTTACTAAAACAGGAGAAAAGCATGTCTTTGCAAAGAGGTGAAGCCGCAGCCTTTATGACTCAGCTGGTTAACAACACGGCTAGTTACGTCACATTAATTGCCGCCATGACATTCATTGTCATTATGGCCGATAAGAAAGGCTATCCCGGAGTTGGGGTTCCCATGGCTATTATTTATGGACTTTGCGCAATGGCTCTTCTTGGATATTGGATTAAAAATGTCATAGAAGAATGTAGAAAATTTAAAGTTGATAAGGAGGGGTTCTGGGCTGGCTTACATGTATCCATCATTGGTTTAGTTACCTTATTAGGTTGTTCTGGCGCAGTCATCGTCACCATCTATACGCTTACTGAAACCCTGTAAGTCGGGGTAGGGCGGGGCAAAAGTTCAGGGCCCTGCCTGTTAAGGACCGCCGCCTAACCCTTTTTCACACCGCCGCAGGTTAGAAAACTTTTTTATGGGGTCCCCCACTCGATGATTAATAGGAGTTTTCGATTATGTCCGGACCACCGAAAACCCCGACCCATCTGCGTTTGGTGAGGGGTAACCCATCAAAACGCCCGATCAATAAAGACGAGCCACAACCCCCTGCAGGGGTACCCCCAACTCCAAAGCATTTCGACAAACAGGCGAAGTACTGGTTTAAGCGAATGGCCGAAGAACTGGATGCCGTTGGCGTCATTTCTCAGCTGGACGCCCGCGCGCTCGAATTGCTGGTTGAGGCTTATACCGAGTACCGCCACCACTGCGATACGCTGGAAATCGAGGGCTATACATACCGCACTGAAACGCAGACGGGAGATGTACTGATTAAGGCGCATCCGGCAGCAATGATGAAGTCAGATGCCTGGAAGCGGCTGCGCGCCATGCTGGCAGAATTTGGGATGACGCCAGCCAGCCGGTCGAAGGTCAGCGCCAGTACGCCGGACGCGGTTGACCCGCTGGCTGAGTTCATGAAAGCGAGGGATTAATGGCTAAGGTTGCCGATGGTATCCGCTATGCCGAGCGCGTCGTGGCGGGGGAGATTATTGCCTGTGAATACGTCCGGCTGGCCTGCCAGCGTTTTCTGGACGATCTGCAAAACGGCGAGGCGCGGGGTATTTTTTTCAGCGAGCCCCGCGCCCAGCACATCCTGAATTTTTATAAGTTCATTCCGCATGTGAAAGGCGCTCAGGCCGGGCAGCCGATCGCCCTGATGGACTGGCATGTTTTCATCCTTATCAATATTTACGGTTTCGTTATTCCGCTGATGGATGAGGAGACCCACAAGGTTGTGTTGCGGAATGATGGCAGCGGCCGCCCGGTAATGGTGCGGCGGTTCCGTACCGCTTACAACGAGGTGGCGCGTAAAAACGCCAAATCCACGCTTTCTTCCGGGGTTGGCCTGTACATGACGGGCGCGGATGGCGAGGGTGGGGCCGAGGTCTACTCTGCGGCCACAACCCGCGACCAGGCGCGCATCGTTTTCGAAGATGCCAAAAATATGGTGAAAAAAGCGAAATCGACGCTTGGGCGCCTGTTCGAGTTCAACAAGCTGGCTATCTATCAGGAGCAAAGTGCCTCTAAATTCGAGCCGCTTTCCAGTGACGCAAATAACCTGGACGGCCTGAATATTCACTGCGGCATTGTTGACGAGCTGCACGCTCATAAAACCCGTGACGTATGGGACGTTCTGGAGACGGCGACCGGCGCACGCCTGCAGTCCCTGCTGTTTGGTATTACCACCGCGGGTTTTAACAAAGAAGGCATCTGCTACGAGCTGCGCGATTACGCCATCAAGGTGCTGCGCGGTTTCAACAGTGAAGTGGAGGGGGCGGTCAAAGACGACACCTTCTTCGCCATCATCTACACCCTGGACGACGGCGACGACCCGTTCGACGAAACGGTATGGCAGAAGGCTAACCCCGGACTTGGTATCTGTAAGCGCTGGGATGATCTGCGCCGCCTGGCGAAGAAAGCAAAAGAGCAGGTGTCCGCCCGGGTTAACTTTTTCACCAAGCATATGAATATCTGGGTGACCGCCGAGTCTTCCTGGATGGACATGCTGAAGTGGGATAAATGCGAATTTATTGCGCCGGCGCATGAGCTGAAAACCTACCCGCTGTGGGTCGGCGTCGACCTGGCGAACAAAATCGACATTTGCGCCGCCGTAAAAGCCTGGCGATCCCCTGATGGTCACGTTCACGCCGACTTTAAGTTCTGGTTGCCCGAAGGACGACTGGACAAATGCTCGCGGCAGATGGCTGAGCTTTACCGTAAGTGGGCAGAGCTGGGCAAACTCATCCTCACTGATGGTGATGTGATCGACCATGCCCAGATTAAAGAAGAACTGCAGGAGTGGGTGACCGGCGAGAGCCTCAAAGAGATTGGCTTCGATCCATGGAGCGCCACCCAGTTCAGCCTTGCGCTTGCTGAAGAGGGCTTACCCCTGGTTGAAGTGCCGCAGACGGTGCGCAATTTCTCCGAAGCCATGAAAGAGGTTGAGGCGCTGGTTTACGGCGGCCGGTTCCACCACAGCAATCACCCCGTGATGAACTGGATGATGTCGAACGTCACGGTGAAGCCGGATCGTAACGACAACATCTTTCCCAACAAATCGACACCTGAGGCCAAGATTGATGGTCCGGCTGCGCTGTTCACCGCGATGAGTCGTCTGCTCGTTAACGGTGGCAATGACCAGCAGGACCTGAGCGGCTTCTTTGATAATCCCATCATGGTAGGTTTCTGATGAAGAAAAATAAGCAGCCGGGCAGGGTGAAAAGCGCCCTGCTTAACTGGCTGGGCGTCCCCATCAGCCTGACCAACGGGACGTTCTGGCAGGAATGGTACGGTACGAGCAGCAGCGGGAAGGTGGTCACCGCGGATAAGGCCATCCAGCTGTCAGCGGTCTGGGCCTGCGTCCGGCTGCTGAGCGAGTCAATATCAACGCTACCGCTGAAGATTTACGAGCGGCAGCCTGACGGCTCGCGCAGGCTGGCCCAACAGAATCAGGTTTACCAGGTACTTTGTCGCAGGCCGAATCTGGAGATGACACCATCGCGGTTTATGCTGATGCTGGTGGCGAGTATCTGTCTTCGCGGAAACGCCTTCGTGGAGAAGCTGTTTATCGGCAACAAACTGGTCTCGCTGGTGCCGTTGCTTCCCCAGAACATGGTGGTAAAACGCCTCGATACCGGCCGGCTTGAGTACACCTACACCGAGAACGGTACTGCGCGTGTCATTGCGGAAAGAAACCTGATGCACATTCGCGGCTTCGGTCTCGACGGGGTCTGCGGCATGATGCCGCTGAGTTCCGGGCGGGATGTGATCGGTGCCGCAATGGCGGTCGAAGAGTCGGCTGCCAAAATATTTGAGAACGGTCTGCAGAGCTCGGGTTTTCTCTCAGCAGAAATGCCGCTGGATAAAGATCAACGCGAACGGCTGCGCAGCTACATGGCACAGTTCACCAGTTCAAAGAATGCCGGGAAAATCATGGTGCTTGAAGGCGGTCTGAAATATCAGAACGTCACGATGAATCCAGAAGCAGCTCAGATGCTGGAGACGCGCTCTTTTGGCATTGAGGAAATCTGCCGCTGGTTCCGCGTGCCGCCGTTTATGGTCGGGCATACCTCTAAGCAGAGCAGCTGGGCATCAAGCCTGGAGGGAATGAACCTGCAGTTTCTGACCCATACGCTGCGGCCACTGCTGGTCAATATTGAGCAGGAGATTTCCCGCTGCCTGCTGAACGGTGAAGAGGACATTTTTGCCGAGTTTTCTGTTGAGGGGCTGCTGCGTGCCGACAGCGCAGGGCGCGCCGCCTACTATACCAGCGCGCTGCAGAACGGCTGGATGTCACGCAATGATGTGCGCCGGCTGGAAAATCTGCCTCCCATTGAAGGTGGAGATATTTACACGGTGCAGCTGAACCTGACGCCGCTTGAGGACCTTAAAAAGAACAGCCCGGCAGCGCAGGCTGCCGCGCTTCGTCAGCTTCACAGTCACGTTTTCCCCGATATTCCCTTCGAACAGTCCCCGCTGAAGCAGGCGGCATAGGAGCATCCATGACCATTAAAAGCCTTCCGGCGGCGCCGGAGGGGCGACCTTTTGCGCGCGAAAAACCAGACCTGCCTGCTGCGGCGATGGAACGCTGGAACGGTAGCATCCGTGCGGCGCGCGACGGTGATAACAGTATCTCGATTTTTGACGTGATCGGCGCAGATTACTGGGGCGAGGGCGTGACCGCGAGCCGTATCGCCGGTGCGCTTCGTTCGCTTAATGGCGAAGACGTTACGGTCAACATCAACAGCCCCGGCGGCGACATGTTCGAAGGGCTGGCGATTTACAACCTGCTTCGTGAGTACGACGGCAAAGTCACCGTGAAAGTGCTGGGACTGGCAGCTTCTGCTGCGTCGATTATCGCAATGGCAGGCGATGAAGTGCAGATAGGCCGCGGCGCGTTCCTCATGATCCACAACTGCTGGGTCTATGCGATGGGCAACCGTCACGACTTGGCGCAGATTGCCACTGACATGGCGCCGTTTGATAAAGCCATGAGCGATATCTACCAGGCGCGCAGCGGCCTCGACGCCGCCACCGTCGATAAAATGATGGACGGTGAAACCTATATTGGCGGCAGCGAAGCCGTGGAAAAGGGCTTTGCTGACAGCCTGCTGTCTGCTGATGAAATCGCCGACGATGATGAAAGCCCAGTCGCCGCGCTGCGCAAGCTTGATGCGTTACTGGCGAAAGCAAACACGCCACGGTCTGAACGCCGAAAACTGCTTAAAGCCTTATCGGGCAGCACGCCGGGCGCTGCTGCCACCCCTGACGGTACGCCGAGCGCTGCCACCATCGAAAAAGAAACCATTGACCGTCTGGAAGCCGCCATTAGCGGGCTGAAAGCGGCTGCCCAGTAAATACGGAGATGTTATGTCTGAAGTAAACGAGATCCTGAAAAAAGTCAGCGCCAGCATTGAAGAGGCCACCGGCAAATTCAACGCGAAAGCAGAAGAGGCGCTGAAAGAAGCCCAGAAAACCGGCAAGTTGTCGGCAGAAACTAAAGAAACCGTCGACAAAATGGCCTCCGAGTTTAACGCCCTGAAAGAGGCGGAAAAGACGCTTAAGGCCGCGCTCGGCGAGCTGGAGCAGCAGGTCGCTCAGATGCCCCTGGCGAATGCAGCAAAAGTGGTAGAAACCGTCGGCCAGACCGTTATCAGCAGCGAAGCACTTAAAGCGTTCGCCGCCAGCGTTGAAGGTGGCAAGCGCGTGAGCGTGCCGGTTAATGCTGCACTGATCTCTACTGACGTGCCAACCGGTGTGGTAGAGCCGCAACGCCTGCCGGGTATCGACACCGCACCGAGACAGCGTCTGTTCATCCGTGACCTGATCGCCCCCGGCCGCACGGCGGCACCGGCTATCTTCTGGGTGCAGCAGACGGGCTTCACCAATGCGGCAAAAGTGGTCCCGGAAGGTACCGCCAAACCGTACAGCGATATTCAGTTCGCCACCCAGATCACCCCGGTAACCACCATTGCGCACATGTTCAAAGCGTCCAAGCAGATCCTGGACGACTTCGCGCAGCTGCAGTCCACGATTGATGCGGAAATGCGATATGGCCTGAAGTATGTCGAAGAGCAGGAAATTCTGTTTGGCGACGGCACCGGCGCGCATCTGAAAGGCATCGTGCCGCAGGCGTCCGCCTTCAGCGCTGCGTTTGAAGTCGAGAAACAGAACGGAATTGACGTGCTGCGCCTGGCGATGCTGCAGGCACAGCTGGCGCGCTTCCCGGCGTCCGGCCATGTTCTGCACTTCATCGACTGGGCGAAGATTGAACTCACCAAAGACAGTCTGGGCCGCTACGTCCTGGCGAACCCGGCTGCGCTGAGCGGGCCGACCCTCTGGGGCCTGCCGGTGGTGGCGACCGAAACGGCAGCGTTCCAGGGTAAGTTTCTGACCGGCGCGTTCAACGCGGCTGCGCAGCTCTTCGACCGCGAAGATGCCAACGTGGTGATTTCCACCGAGAACGCGGATGACTTCGAGAAAAACATGATCTCGATTCGTTGTGAAGAACGCCTGGCGCTGGCGGTGAAACGCCCGGAGGCGTTCATCTACGGTGCGTTTACTGCGACGGCCGCCGGTGGCGGTGCGTAACCCTTATCAGCGGCTCCCGGGCCGCTTTTCTTTTCCCTGAAGGAGAACATCATGAAGCTGATCGCTATCAAGCCCATCTATTTTGAAGGCAATGTACTGACTGAAGGCACTGAGTTCGAGACGCTTGAGCAGCACGGTCGCGAATTGCTTAAAAAAGGTTACGCCGCCGCACCGTCGAAGAAAAATACTGCGGAGCAGCCGGAGCAGCCGGAGCAGCCGGAGCAGACAGCAGCAAAAAAGAAGCAGAAATAAGGGGCGCGCATGCTGACCAGAGAGCAGGTTAAGCATCACTGCAATATCGAGCCGGATTTTACGGAGGACGACAACTGGATCGAAAACAGCATAAAGGCGGCTTCGCGGTATGTGGAAAAGTGGACCCGCCGCCGGCTTTATGATTCACCTGAAAATCCGGGCTACCTTTCCGACCCTGAGCACCTGCTTTACAGCGATGATATTGAAATGGCGATGCTGATGCTTATCGGGCACTGGTACGCGAACCGTGAAGCGGTCAACGTGGGTAACGTCACCTCTGCACTGGCCCTCTCCACCGAAGCACTTCTTCAACCTTACCGGGTGTATGGCGTATGAAAGCAGGAAGACTACGGCACAGGGTAAGCCTGCAAAAACCCGCTACCGGGCGGCTACCGTCCGGGCAACCGGCAACAGGATGGATTGATGTTGCTTCGGTACGCGCAGAAGTCGCAGATGTATCGGGACGGGAGATGATGGATGGTGGCGCGGAGCTGAGCAGCACCACTACCCGAATTTGGATGCGGCGGTATCCGGGTATTCCGGTAACGACAGGCTGGCGCGCCGTTCACCTGCCGCCTACCGGCAACGGTGAAATATACGATATCAGTTCGGTTATCTCTGCGGAAAACGGCACCAGACTTGAACTACTCTGTCAGAAGGGGGTGAAGCAGTGATATCGACGAATCTTGATTTTTCCGGACTGGTCGACATTGCAAAGGATCTGGAAACACTCAGCCGGGCAGAAAATAACAAGGTATTACGTGACGCGACGCGTGCGGGTGCTGAAGTTCTGAAGGATGAGGTCGAAAAGAGGGCCCCAGTTAAAACCGGCAAGCTGAAGAAAAATGTTGTGGTCGTGACGCAGAAAGCGCGTCGCCGCGGCGAAATTTCATCAGGCGTACATATCCGCGGCGTAAATCCGGTCACAGGTAACAGTGACAGCACCATGAAGGCCAGCAATCCGCGTAACGCATTTTACTGGCGCTTTGTTGAGCTTGGTACATCAGCTATGCCGGCGCACCCTTTTGTGCGTCCGGCCTTCGATACCCGTCAGGAAGAGGCCACGCAGGTGGCGCTTCGGCGGATGAATCAGGCGATCGATGAGGTGCTGGCGAAATGACGGAGGCTGATATCTACGCGCGACTCGGTGCACTGGCAGGCGGCAATGTTTTCCCGTTTGTCGCCCCGCAGGGCACAGCAGCACCGTGGGTAGTTTTCCTTCTGCCCGCATCTGCCAGCGAGGATGTTTTATGCGGACCGGCAGAAACCGCCTGCGCGGTTCAGGTAGATGCCTGGGCCAGCTCGATTGACGACGCCCGCGCGCTGCGCGAGCAGGTTAAATCAGCTCTTGCTGATCTGCATCCCGTTGGTCTGAACGAGATTAACGCATACGAGCCTGACACTGCGCTGTACCGCGCCACGCTGGAAGTTCAGATCTGGCAATAATCCACTCAGCCGCCTCCGGGCGGTTTTTTTATATTCGGAGCTCTCTATGTCCTCAAAGTACGAAAAAACGCAGGGAACGAAAATTAACGTTTCCGCCGATCCGGCAACGGTGCCTAATCCCACCGGTGCGACCTGGCAGTCCATTAACTGTTCGACCAAAGAACTCAGCTATACCGGCGGGCAAAAATCGGATATCGACACCACCACCCTTTGCTCCACCGAGCAGGAGATGACGAACGGCCTGGCTGCGCCCGGGGAGATGACGGTTTCCGGTAACTGGTCAGCCGATGAAGAAGGTCAGAACACGCTTCGCGCCGCCTACGATACCGATGCACTGCATGCGTTTCAGGTGATTTTCCCCTCCGGTAATGGTTATGCGTTCCTGGCAGAAGTACGCCAGAACAGCTGGAGCCTGGGCACGGCCGGGGTGGTGACGGCGTCGTTTACGCTGCGCATCAAAGGAAAACCCGTCCCGATCGTACCGGCCCCAGCAGCAGGTTAATCACAGCGGCGAAAGCCGCTTTTTTTAGTGCTAAAACGAGAGTCATGAAATGGAAAAGCAGGTTTCACAGAGTTCACTCCGCGCGCTTGCGCTGGCACCTATGGCGGGCTTCCGTACCAAAGTCGTGACTGTACCTGAATGGGAAAACGCCACAGTAAAACTGCGTGAGCCCTCCGCTCAGGCCTGGCTGGAATGGCAGCAGGTGCTTACCCCGAAGCAGACAGATGGCGAACCAGAAGAACTGACGGCTGCAGAGCGGGCGCTGCGTAACAAGAGCGCTGACGTCGTTTTGTTTATTGATGTACTACTTGAAGAAGATGGCTCGCAGGTATTTTCTGAAGAAGACAAGCCGCAAGTGGAGCTATTTTATGGCCCGGTGCACGCCCGTCTTCTTAAGCAGGCACTCGATCTGACCACTTCGGCTGCCGAAGTGGAAAAGCCGTAAGCCAGCCCGGCACTTTCTTCCTGATGACACTGGCGCTGCGTCTCGGGCGTACGCTTCTTGAACTGAAGCAGACAATGACGGCCAGCGAGTTGCGTATGTGGATCGAATTTGATCGCCTCAACCCGATCAGCGACCGGCGCGGCGATATCCAGGCTGCGCAGGTTGCCGCTGCAGTGCTTAACTCACAGGGCGCAAAGTTAAGCATTGATGATGTTCTCCTGCAGTGGAGCGCGCTGGATCAGCAAGAGGACAACTCCGGGCTGGAAGGCTTTTTTGCTGCGCTGGCACAATGAAGTAATGGCCTGCTGTCGCCTTAGCTGCGGCACACACTTAATGATTCTGATCCCTGCAAAATAGTAGGGTAGGGATAAGGCTATAATGTTAGGATGTTTCCGATTGCAATTAACGGAAACATAAAATGAAAAAATTAATGGTTTTAGGAGTTGGATTATTGATGCTCACTGGATGTGCGACCAAGCAGTATCCACAGGCTTCGTCTGTAACGAGCGAGGAGGCCAGCGCATTCGACTGTAAGGCATTAAATGTAGAGATTGCTAAAGCACATAGTGTTCAGCAGGAGATTGAAAGCACCGGCCAGTTTGATGGACGTACTGTGCTTGGTTTTCTCGGCGACTTCGGTATCGGAAACGGTATGGCCAAAAATGATGCGCGAAAAAAAGCACATGAGCGTCTGAATCAGCTCGAGTCACTTAAAGCAGTGAAATGCACACAGCAATAATTAAGTGCGAAATTCATTTCGACTTACGTAAGAACAAGTTCCGGTTGAATTTTTAAATGTGAACCCGCTTCGGCGGGTTTTTTTATGGGACTAACATGGCCACTCTGCGCGAATTAATAATCAAAATCTCTGCAAATTCTCAGTCATTTCAGTCTGAGATTTCCCGCGCCTCCCGGATGGGCTCTGATTATTACAAAACGATGGAACAGGGGGGCCGCCGTGCGGCTGCCGCTACGCGAGAAACGCAGCGTTCTTTAGGCGAGCTCAATGCGCAGCTTGCATCGGTTAAGTCATCCGCAGCAGGTATGGCTGGCGCGTTTGCCGGAGCGTTTGCTACCGGACAGCTGATTCACTATGCCGATACCTGGAACCAACTGAATGGTCGTCTGCGGCTCGCCTCTTCTTCGGCACAGGACTTTACTACGGCGCAACAGTCGCTGATGTCTATCAGTCAGCGGACCGGAACCTCTTTTGAAGCAAACGCCAATCTCTACAGCAGAATCGCTCAGTCCCTGCGTGACGCTGGCTATGCATCTGCGGACGTGGCGAACGTCACCGAAACCGTTGCGACCTCCCTCAAGTTATCCGGCGCCAGCACGGAAGAAGCCAGTTCTGTCATTACGCAGCTCAGTCAGGCGCTTGGTTCTGGCGTGCTGCGTGGTGAGGAGTTTAACGCGATTATGGAAAGTGGCGGACGTCTCGCCAAATTTCTTGCCGACGGTCTTCACACGACGATCGGCGGACTGCGTAACATGGCCAATAATGGGGAACTGACCACCGATAAGATTGTGCCGCTGCTGACCAATGTGGCGCAGCTTCGTAAAGAATTCGACACCCTTCCGGCAAGTATCAGCGGATCTGCTCAGAAGGTAGAGAACGCTTTTATGGCCTGGGTGGGCGGCGCTAACCAGGCCGTGGGTGCATCTTCCTCATTGTCGGGCGCACTTGATGGACTGGCAGAAAACATCGATACCGTAGCGAATGTCGCGGGCGCGCTTGTCGGGCTGGGCGTGGCGCGATACTTCGGCAATATGGTCGGCAGCATCACAACTGCAACAGCTTCTCTGGTTGGGAATACAGCAGCAGAGGTGGGGCTTGCGGAAGCGCAGCTGCGCGGCACCCAGGTCAGTGTGGCAACGGCAAGGCAGGCTGTTTACCGTGCGCAGCAGGCCCGTGCCGCCGCGGCTGGCATTGAGGCGCAAATCACAGCAGAGCGGCAGCTAACCGCGGCGCAGGCACAGCTTCATAACGCTATCAGCGCCCGCTCCTCCGCTGCCAGCCGGTTAACTGAAACCGCCTCTGTGATGTCCCGCCTGGGTGGTGGCGTACTGAGCCTGTTAGGCGGCTGGCCGGGCGTCATCCTGGCATCTGGTGCAGCGATGTATGGCCTGTACCAGCATACCGAGCAGGTTCATAAAGAAGCTGTAGGCTTTGCCAGTAACCTGGATGAGATCAACGCCCGGCTTAAGGATATGTCATCCCTCGGCCTGCGCTCTACGGCAGCGAATGCCCGCTCATCCATTGATGCCCAGAAAAAGGATATAGCCGATCTTGACAGTCAGATAGCTAGGGTTAAAGACAGTCTGACGGGGCTCGCACAAATTCAGCAGGACTATAACCAAAACCCAACCATGACGTGGATTAACACGTTTATGGACCAGGCGGATATTACAGAGAAAAATATTTCTCTTACGGATCAGCTGAACAATCTGGAGTATCAGCGGGAGCAGGCCGTTTCAAAACTTCAGCAGACCCAACGATTGTTTAACGACGCCAGCGAACAGGCTACGCAGAAAGCCATTCAGGAGGCAGGGGCTATTGCCACCCTGAAAGGGGCATATGATCTACTGAACCGCAGCATGGGGGTAACACCCGCCAGTCGACCTGCATCGTATGCCGGGCCGGTAATTTCCGCCTCTAACGCGACGCCCCAGCAGACAACAGCACTGGAAAAAGCCCGTCGCGATAATGAGCTGGCGAGTCTGTCCGGCTTGCAGAAACTTCATCAGCAGCATGTTTATGAAGCGCAGGATCTGAAACTGACCGGGGCGCTCTATACCCAGTATATTTACAATAAGGATCAGGCCGCCCGGAAAGATGAGGCGCTGGCCCAGGTGAAAAAGGATGAGACGGCTGCAACCCATGCCCAGAATAAAGCGGCGAGAGAGGCGGCGCAGACCGCTGAACAATACAGCCGAAAAATCGCCGATCTGAGTGTTGCTGTAGAGGTCCAGAAGGTACGCGCTACGCAGGGAGAAAAAGCGGCTGAGCTCTACGCTGCCTCTCATGAAAATGGCGTGAAGTGGAGCGAGGAGCAGCGAAAATCCATTGAGGCGGGTGCCGTGGCGCTGGCTCAGTGGACGCAGAAAGCCGATGAGGCTGTCCGCAAGCAGCATGAAATGGCTGACGCGCTGAAAGATCTGAAGGACGCGGCACGCCGCTACCAGGATGATGCTGGCTTAACCGCCACTACGTCAGGAATGGGGAACCGCCAGCGTGAACAGTACCGCGAGCGGCAGGAGGTTGAGCGCGTTTTTGATAAAACCGATAAGGGGGCAGAAGCAATCGCAGCGCGTCAGTCAGCGCTGGATGCGCTTGATAAAAAATATCAGCAGGCGAAGGCCAGCGAACTGGACTGGCGCGCGGGCGTAAGTGCGGGGCTTGCTGACTGGATGGATAACGTCAGCAACATTGCCGGCACGGTATCGCAGGGCATTACCTCCACGATGGACAGTGCGCTTGATAACGTCTCCGCAATGCTGGTGGGTAACAAGGCCAGCTGGAAGGACTGGGGGTTATCCGTTCTGCAGACTATCTCAAAGGTTGCGCTGCAGATGGCCGTGGTTAACGCGATGGGTGGCGGTTCGTCTGGCAGTGGACTTTTCGGCTCCCTTCTCGGAGGAATTGCGGGAGGCGTCGCCGGAAGCGCAACCGGCAGTGCCGGTGCGGGCACCGCCATTCAGAACTACGGTGCGTCGTTTCAGTTTAACGCGAAGGGTGGGGTTTATTCGTCAGCCGATCTTAGCAGCTATAGCGGTAGTGTCGTTGATACCCCCACCTTTTTTGCGTTTGCGAAGGGGGCCGGCGTGATGGGCGAGGCCGGGCCGGAAGCCATTATGCCGCTGACCCGCGACGCCACCGGCAGGCTGGGCGTAAAAGCGCTGGGTAGCGGCGCGCAGGGCGGCGCGGGCGTCAGCGTCAGCATCGGGACCATTAATTTCACAGGCGACAAAGGTGGTGCACAGGGTAACGCTAACGCCGCGGGCGCGGTGGCTAACCAGCTCACCGGCGCCATCCTCGATACCATCAACTCGCAGCTGCGCAAGCCCGGTACCCCCTTGTGGAACGCTACGCAGGGCAAGCGCTAAAAATCAATTTACCACCCGCTACGGCGGGTTTTTTTATGGGTGAAACATGGCAACCGAAACCTTTACCTGGTGCCCGCGCATTAATGCCGGGGGCGAGGTGACTCACCGCGTCCGCCGCGCGCAGTTCGGCGACGGGTACGCCCAGGCGTCGGGAGACGGCATTAACGCCCGCGGTCAGAAATGGGATCTGGAATTCGTCGGGGATGAAAGCTACATCACCGCGATTATGGACTTCCTCGACAGACATGGCGGCAGCCGTTCATTCGTCTGGCAGGCACCGCTGAAAGGCGCGGGGCTTTACCGTTGTGATGCCTACCGCCCGTCGGCGCTGGGCGCCGGTAAATATTCGCTTTCAGCGACCTTCACACAGGCATTCGCTCCGTAGGTACTTATGGCAATCAGTAATGACGTTCAGAAGCTTGAGCCCGGCGACAGTGTCCGCCTGGTGACCGTCGATGGCTCGGCGTTCGGCGCGGGCGTGCTGCGCTTTCACGCCTGCACCATTCCCCACTCGCCGGAAGAAATCGCGGCAAGCGGCGGTGACACTTCGAAGCTTGCCGCTAAATCCATCTGGTTTGATGACGAGGAATACGGTGCCTGGCCGTTTGAAATTACCGGGCTGGCGTCGTCGAGTGACGGCCAGAGTGCGGAGCCGGTGCTGCGCATCGCCAACCTTGATGGCGTGGTGACCGCGCTCTGTCTGCGCTTTGATGACATGGTGCAGGCGAAGGTCACGATTCTGGATACATTCGGGCAGTATCTTGATGCGCGTACCTTTCC